CAGGGTTGAGGAAGTAGAAAGCTCCTTTTTCTCGAGGTCGTGTAGGCCAGAGTTTCTGTTTTTCAGATTCTGATCTAGGTGTGTGACCTGTACGAGAGCTGAGAGCTCGTGAAAGGTTGGAAACTTCTTTGTTTGAAGAGCGGTCATTTCGAACTCAGTTGAAGGGTGTCCTCCAGTGAATTTTTCCATGGTGTCTCTTGGTAACTTGGGTTCTTCTTGTTTTTCGTGAACAATCTTGTTCCAGATGTATTCACACAGAAGGTGGAACCGTTCATTGATACCAGCATTTGCGTAGGCTAGTCCTAGGACTGAGCCAGCAAGCACTGACCATGTACGAGTGCTTCGTGGGAAGAATAAGTGTTGAAGTAAGTCTATGTCGGTTCGGAAAGGAAGGCCATGTTTGTTTTCATAGCTAAGCATAGATGCACGTTCTACAGTTTGAAGAGCGCGGCTTTTCTTGACTGATAACTCATGATTGAAGTAGTGCTTTGCAGCAGCTGCGAACATAGGGAGAAAGGTTTTTCCATATATAGTCATGATCCATAAGAGAAAGCGGACGAAAGCGTCGTCGCCTTGAAATTTGGCATAGAATGAGTCAGAGAAGATGTCGATACCCATAGAGGAACACGAAGTCGTTGTGACGATTGCGTTTCCAAAAGAATCGGTAAGTTGTGTGCCTTGGAAGCCAGATCCATATCCAGAGTAGTTCCATGTAGCGTGAGAGCCATCAGGTAGTACCATAGGTGTGAATTTAGTAGCGTGACATTTCCATTGCCATAACTTTTCGATCTGTGAGGGATCGGGTTTTGCATCGGGGTAGGCGGAGGTTGGTTCATAACGAGAAAAATCATAATAAGATCTCCAGATCTTGTCGATTTCTTCTTGCAATTCAAAGGAAAAGCGTTTGTCCCATCCGGACCAGTCGATGCACAGTATGCTGTGTTCGTGTCCTAATTGACTTAACTCTATTCCTACTTTTCTCCATCCTCCTCGGATGATTTCGCGTCCCCACATCATGAATCCGGTGTTGGTATTCAGATAAGTAGCTTGTAGGGGCCAGAGAAACATGTTCTCCGCTTGCAGAATCAGTTTAGGTGCACCAAAGACAATTCGGATTTTGTCGTCGTCGTCTTCAGATACAACAGTCGTTTTGACATGTACTGTATTCCAGAAGTATGTGGTTGGGGTTCCGTCAGGATTCCAGAACTTTGGGTTCAGGTGCTTGATCTCATGAATGAGATGGCGATTCCTAACAAATATTTCATTGTAGAGATTGTGGAAAGTGACTCCATTGGTTTCAATCATGCCTAAGTTTTTCTTGATGTTCAAGTAATCCTCGACAGCGATAGATTCACGTAAAGTGAAGGACCATTTGGATTCGACTTCTGCTTGTAACTTTGGATTTGTAGTTTCTCCGTCGACGTTGCGATACTCGGGTTTGAATCGGTATCCTTTGATGTTCCAGGGAGCCTCTGCGTTTGGGGGCAGGTTCCAGGGGTAGTATCTAAGGTCAGGGAAAGCCACAGGGTGAAGGATTCGATTTGGTCGACCGTTTTCGGTTGTCCATTTGATTCCATTCTCAAAGTGAGCGTCTCGAATGATGAAGTGTTTGGGCACTTCGAACTTTTCAAACGATTTCTGAATAAGTTCAGGCGTTTCAGCAGGTCTTCTTGAGGAAAGAACTATCTCAAGGGTGTCTTGATCAAAGAATTTTGAGGCTCTTTGGTGAAGCCAGTCTCTTTCGAAGTTGTCTATTCCTTCGCTTTGAAAGCGGAAAGGTTTGCGTGTATGCCAGTACTTCTTCCAGATTGGTGGTTTGGAAAGGTAATTGATGTTGCGAAACATTTTTGGGTGAGCAGTTGCGTTGCGATCGTTTCTGTTGTTGTTTGGGATGCGTTCGTGGGCGGGGCGAGG